CGAATCGCGATGTTCCTCGCCCAGGCGGCACATGAGTCTGGGGGATTTTCTCACTTGGTGGAAAACCTAAACTATTCAGCGAGCGGCCTAGCTAAAACTTGGCCCAAGCGTTATGCAGTTGATGGTATGCCGAACGAATTGGCGCGGAAGATTCAACGAAATCCTGAATTGATTGCCAATGCAACATATGCGAATCGTATGGGCAATGGTGCTCCAGAGTCTGGCGACGGGTGGAGATATCGAGGCCGAGGGATATTCCAACTGACGGGCAAGCGAAACTATGAAGATTTCTTCAAAGCAACTCAATTGAAGATTAATCCCGAAGATCTGCTGCAACCTAAATACGCAATCATGTCAGCGTGCTGGTATTGGAACACTAGAAATTGTAATCAATATGCAGATAAGAACGATATTAAGGGATGTACCGTTGCAATCAACGGCGGAACAATTGGTCTTGCTCATAGATCAGAACTATACGAAACTATTAGAAAGGCTATCTAAGATGGGATTGTTTAGAGATATCATTACACAAAAGAGTGTATCAGGAGCTAGTTCAAAGCGATTTGTCCTAGTCATCGCCGGCATATCACTATCGTTAGCTGTTCTGATTTTATCTGGTGCGGCAGCATACGATATTGATGTTGCTGCTGAGCTATGGGCGGTTACTACGACATTAGCGGCTCTTGCTGGTGTGTCATACGTTGGTAAGAAGGAAGGCCCGCCCTGGCCAGGCACACAAAGCAATGACGAGGTCAAATGATGGCCATCTTCAATAGTCACTTTTATCATTCTATGACTAAGCGATATACCGTTGCGATGGGTACGCTGTTTAGTGATATGAATGTTGTTAGATATAACGAAGATGGTAGTGAAAATCATCGCATAACGGTCCCGATCACATATTCAAATAAAGAAAAGTTTGTTCAGAGATTACTCTCCGATTCTGACCATAGTCGCAAAGAAGCGATCAGCGTGCCAAGAATGGCCTTTGAGCTGGTATCAATGAACTATGACGGGCAGCGCAAGTTGCAAAAGCTGAATAAGTATCACTTTGATCGAAACATGGGTAACGCTAGCAACGTGTATACCCCAGTTCCATATGACTTAGTATACAATCTTTACATTGTGACTAAAACTCAAGAAGAGATGTTGCAGATCGTTGAACAAATTGTCCCAGCCTTTACTCCAGACTTCACGGTCTCCATTAAAAGCGTTGAGGAACCTGAGCTGCGGTTTGATTTGCCTATTACCCTGCTAGATGTGATACCATCAGACTCATCGGAAGGCATGTTTGAAGATAGACGTCAGATTATGTGGACGATGTCATTTTTGGCAAAAGCAGTATACTTTGGCCCAGTGGCTAGACGCGAAATCATTCTTCACCCACAAAGCGATTTGTATGGGTGGGAAAAACTGTATGAGTTCCACCCATGAAACGAAATAAGCCAAACCCGATTCTAGAAGAAATTGAACATCTCCCAGATAATTATGGGTTTGGTGCACTAATTCCTTCTGAATTCAAATTGGATGAAGAAAAGAAGAAGGGCAACCCGCTTCTTGAATATAAGGCAGAGCTTGATATTCAAGAAGCCCCGTCCACCGCTGGGTGCACAAAAGAAGATAAGCAGTTAGAATCAGACTTTGATCTAGTTCGAGAAAATATCAAAACTGCTCTGAATAATACTTCGTCGATTATCTCGGACGCCGTTGCTCTTGCGCAATCATCTGATAGTCCTAGAGCATATGAAGTTGTTGCAACGTTGCTTAAATCAATATCAGACGTGAATCGCGATTTACTTAACATACACGAACAACGCGAAACGATTAAATCTAAGCGCGCTGTTAAGACTGATGCCGGTGTCACTCAAAACAATCAACAGAACAATTACTTCATCGGTTCACCCGCTGAGTTAAATCGGTTTTTATCAGAACAAAAGTAAAAATCCTGTTTACATGGCCTCTATCATGTGATATAATTATCTTGTATCGCATCATAGAGGCCTTTTTGTATGTTTGATGAAATTCTTACCATTTTAACAAAACTTAGATCTACGTCCGGGCGGTTAGAGAAGGAAGCAATCCTTCGAAACATTTCTAACCTTGAACACCCCTTCAAACGGGTTGTCTCTTACACGTATAACCCGTACCATAATTTTTATGTGCGCAAATTTAAGCAGCCAGAAAAAACCACTGGCACAGCATCGTTCAATGATATGATTGCGCATCTAGATAATCTGCGCAATAGAATGATAACCGGCAATGCTGCAATTGAGGCAACTGAAGATTTGGCCGCGGGGTTAGGTTTTGCGGGTACCACCGTTCTACGACACATTTTGGAAGGCGACCTTGATTGCGGCTGCGGCGTTAGTACGTTCAATAAAATCTGGCCGGGACTGGTTCCGACATTTGAACTACAACAGTGTCACACATATGACGAGAAGACTTTGCATCGTGTTAAGTGGGGAGAGAAATCTTACTGGGCTCAGCTTAAGTATGACGCGGCGCGGGTAGCCATCATTGTTAACATCATGACTGACAGTGTGTCATATCGTACACGCAATGGGTTAACGTATCAGATTGAAGATAGTGACCTTGATCGCATTTTCTTAGAGGCCGCCAAAGCTCTCAATCGACCGGCGCTCGTGTTCGACGGTGAGCTATATCAAGTCAATGAGTCAACCGGTAAACCGGAACCGCGAACCGTTTCAAATGGCGTCGCAACAAAGCTGATTCGCGGCACCGCGTCGCTAGCGCACTCTCAGAACATTGGGATGTCGTTGTGGGATGTCGTTCCAGGCGAGATGTTCGCGAAGGGTAAATGTACGACTCCATATAGCAAGCGGTTTGAATTGATTGAACAGATGTTTGGAAACGGCTTGCGCGTTAAACCGGCGGAGAACACAGTAGTTTCATCTGAAGACGAAGCTTTATCATTAGCTGCTAAGTATATGAAGGCCGGCGAGGAAGGGATCATTCTAAAAGACCCCGATGGGATTTGGGAAGCGAAGCGTTCATACGCAACGCTGAAAATCAAAGCCGTGCGGGAAGCAGATTTGGAAATCATCGGCTTTGAAGAAGGTGAAGGGAAATATGCAGGCAACCTTGGTGCACTAATCTGCTCTTCCTCATGTGGACGGGTATTGGTGAATGTTGGTACCGGTATTTCTGATAATGATCGCCGGAGCATTTGGGCACAGCGCGCTAAGCTGAAAGGCACCATTGCGACGATTCGTTACAATGAACTGATTAAAGGGCGCGATTCTGACACATACAGCCTGTTTCTGCCTCGCCTTGTTGAACTGCGTCCAGACAAAGACGTAGCTGACGATCTGAAAAAGATTAAAGCTGGGACTTGATAGAACATTGTTCTAAAGAAAATGGTTTACATCTCCTCCCGATGTGTTATAATAAAACCATCAAGAGAGGAGATGCACATCGTTGATTAAATTTTCAGATTTGACACATAGTCAAAAATGAGGTATTATGAAATTCATTTGTATCGTTGGGAAGAAGGGCGTTGGCAAAGATACCTTCGCAAATTTGCTAGTGCAAGAATTTGCGGTGTATGGTACAAGAGCTAATACATATGCATTAGCGACTCCGATTAAAGAAAATCTGATTAATATGTTTGGCTGTGATCGCGAGATTTTTTACGATCCTCTAGCTAAAGAAGTACCACAGAAAGATTTATATGGTGTGTCGCCGCGCGTTGCGATGCAAAAGTTTGGCACCGAATTTGCTCAGGGCGTGTTTGGCAAATTCATTTGGTGCGATATGCTGATTAAGCATCTTGAGCGCGAGAAACGCTACATAGACGTCGCAATTATCACTGATGTGCGATTTGAACATGAACTGGATGTATTCCGCGCCATTGGCGCAGATGTCATTTTCGTAAATCGCGACGTAACGTGCTTTGATAAGCCAGAACATCGCATGGGGCTAAAATGGTTGAAAAAATTCTATAAGAAGGACACTCATATCTCAGAAGCAGGCCTTAGTCATCTAATGGAACGTCATGATCGCGTCGTTAATAATGACGGCGGGCTGATGGACCTTGATAATGTTGCTAAAGAAGTCGCGCGCGAGATGGAGCGTTTTGACGAAACTCTCAAAATTATCAAACATGGCCGTAAGGCCGCCTCGGAGGAATGGCTAGGTCGCCATGGTACAAAAATGAATAAGGATGACGAAAAATCATCATAAAAATTCTAAAAAAGTAGTTTACATCCTCTCGCGATGTGTTATAATTGTTCTATCAAAACCGAAAACGGAAATGTAGAAAATGATGATGATCGACGTAGCTATCTGCAAGTACTGCAACATCGGTGTGTTCGTTCGTGCCCCTGGCGATGTTCGCCAGTGCGATTGTGGCAACGTTGAAATGTCTGACGAAGGTGTACTCGTTCGTCAGGGTGTCGATTCGTACAAAGTGGAGTATAACGTTCCATGCAAGAAAACCAAAGCAGAGCTCGCGACCGACTTCAACGAGTGTCGCGACAAGCTCGGTCTTATTCGTCAAGCTGACAAAATGATTGCACGTATGCGTGATACCGACCGTGCACCGGTTGTTATGACTCCGCGCAAGCGCTTCGAGGATGATATCGAAGGCATGTTAAGCCTTGAGG